TTGCTGAATTAATTGGATATACAGATACAGCACTTGATAACATTAAAAATGTGATTGAGAAATGAAAGATGGTGTAATAACCGAAGATGGATTCTTAAGTAATGATGTTTATGACATGCTTGGAAATGACGTAGCAGAATTTTTCAAATATGACGGGTGGCTAAAAGAATTATATGATTCTACACAACCAGAAAATATGATTGAATTACTTGGTTTGTATGATACGATCTCAGGTATTCTTCGTTATCATATGATTAAAGAGTTTGTTAAAAATAGGTAACAATAAATGAAAATGCAAGATAACCCACTCTACAAAATTTTCTCATGTGTAGCAATTGACAGAGAAACTATCATGGAAGTTCTTGGAGATCGTTTTGAAATTGAAGACACAGAATTCCTTAAAAAAGTTGTTAATAAATTAACAGATGCTAATATGCAAAGAATCGCTGATAATATATCATGTTTAATAAGTGATAATGCATCAATTGGAGATTTCATTTACGAATCTCTTGATGATGACGATATGATTCCAGATGAAATTAAAAATTATGAGGAGGCACATCCATGAACTACAGAGATAAAAAATATGAGCTTGCTACAAAATATCATGAGACAGGAGACTGGTCAACATACAACCAAAGCATGTCAGCTTTAAATCAAGAGCTTTTTAAAGATCTGTTTGATTATATAAACAACATCTCCGGCACTGATTTTGAAAAAGATTTTATACCAATTTGGAAAGGAGCGCATAGAACATTACAAGAGTCTTTCTTTAGAGGTATTGTAATTAAATTAATTAAACACGTTAATGAATGTAATGGTGACAGATATTTTGATGGAAGAAACGAAGATATGAAAACCTTTTGCGACAAAGTTATCGAAAGTTGCAGCGAAAGAGAATTGTATATGAGCCACCGATGAATTATGAAAGATAAAGAATGTCCCTTTTGTAATGAGAAGGGTTTTATTCGACATTATGTTTATAAAGGTGGCATTAAATGGTGGTGTGACAGATGTAAAAACCACATTCCAAATAGATATACATCAGACTATAAAATATATATAGACAATGAAAAAGATTTCTATTGGGAGCGCATTGTTTGCCCCCATTTTATTGCTGCCAAAAACTGTAAACTGAAAAATTTAAACACGCCATGTCCAATAAAAAGTCCCGTTGGTGATTATCTTGTTGATTATTGGGGATGTGAAACTCTTACGACTGAAGAATCGAGACTTATTAAAAATTTGGAGATAACTAAATGACGAAAATTACACAAGAAGAATTTGATGCTGAACTCTTTGAACTGATTCGTGATATGAAAGTATCTGAAATTATTGATTTACCAGAAGTTTATGAAGCTGTTAGTGAGCTTCTTAATAATGAGGTGATCGATTTAATTAATGCAAAGGAACATATATGTCCATACTACGCAGAAGACGGTGAGTGTATCTTTGAACGAGATACAGGTAAAATTTGTATATTAGAAACAATGCGAGCCAAGAATGAAATCTCTGACTTTTGCTGCGAAGAATTAACCAATGAAGAATTAAGACTCGTGTTAGTATAATGAGAATATTAACGGTGGTAAATTAAAATGAATCATATGGAATTGGTAAAATATCTAAGAAACGAATTTGAATTTGGATTTAATGGGTGGAGTGCAAAAGAATATACACATGAAATCGCATTAGAAATCGGTGGGTGTGAATATTTAGGTGATGGATATATAAAAGAAGATGTTGTAGAATTATTAACACGGATACATGATAATTATGATTGGGATGATTGGGATACAGAGATAACCGTTAAGCTTCTCAATATGATCATTGAAATTAATCCAGAGTATGTAGAAGACATTTATTATATTGATGAGTGCTTAAAGGATGTTTTTTACGGAGAACAACTCAATATCTTCAAATGGTATTCAAAAGGCATGTTTTCAAAAGATAAATGTAGAATTTGGTATGCAGATGATGCTTTAGATGGTTATATACGAAATAATTATCCAAAAAGTATTATCACAATCCTCGACGATGGTTATCTAAAAGCGGTAAAAGAAATACTCTATACGATTGCCAAATTTGTTGAAGAATATAGTTCGGAGGTGATTAATTAAATGATGCATATTGTATTAACAGATGAAGATAAACAAGCTCTTAAATCAAATTTTGAACAGTGGGAAAAAGATAACGACATCAATGGAAGAATTTTTTACAACGGAAATTGTTATGCAATGTTCGATGATGGCAGTGTTATATGTCTCGAATGTTTAAAATCTGAAATAAAAGATTATGATGATTACGATCTTGAACGATTAGATGTTTTAGATTTCTTTCTCGAAGGATCTCTTATGTTCTGTGAAGTTTGCCAAAAACCAATAGATCCAAATCATTACCTGTGCTCTTATTGTGGTGAACCTTTAGATAAAGATAATAAAAGTCAGTGTTGTATAAACGAAATGGAATACATTGAATCGTTCGGATATGAATTTTAAGAGTGTGATTAAAAATGACAAACAAAATTAAATTATTCAAATTATGCTGGGAGTGTGTAACAGAAGGAAAAACTTTTATAGAAGCTAAAAGTGAGGATGAAGCAGAACGTATTTTCTTAAAATCCCCAACTGCATATAAAAATGGAGCGTGTGAGATAAAATATAAATTGAAAACAAAAGAAATAAAAATTAAAAAGTTGTGATTAAAGATGTCTAAAATTGAATTAAAAGAGTATAAAATATTCTACCACATTGTGCACGAAGGTAACGTTACAATCGAAGCTGAATCAAAAGAAGATGCAATTAGAGACTGGAATGATGACCCGGCTTACAATGATGAAACTGAACAATGTGTAGATTCTTACATTGACGAAATTGAAGAAGTTAAAGAGGGACAAGATGACTAAAATGAAAACATATAGAATCAAATATAAAATGGTTTTTGAAGGAGATGTAGATTTAAATGCAAAAAATGAGGACGAAGCAAGAAAAAAGTGGGAAAAACTAATTGAAGAAGAACCAACTGATATATATTGTGAAGACTCTTGGATTGACGAAATTGAAGAAGTTAAAGGTAAACAAGATGACTAAAATGAAAACATACAAAACAAAATGTGAAGTCTCTTTTGATGGAGAGATAAAATTCAAAGCAGATAACGCAGAGGGAGCAGAAAAAATCCGTGATATTATACACAATAAAATCATCGATGCCACCCCCAAAGAATATACCGGCGTGGTTAATATAAAGTATAGTGAAATTGAAGAAATCACAAACGAAGAACCTACAAACAAATAACTTTAATACACATAAGAATAAACTACTATCGAGGAAAACAAAATGAAACTAAATGTAAAAACAGATCACAGCAACATCGTAAAGAACGTCGAGAACATCACGTACAACAAAACATCAGCAGAAGATGTCATTGTAAAACGTGGACAGATGCTTACTAAATTAATCAGAGGGTGGGACAAACAAGACGCAAATATTGTATGCAGACAGTTTAATGAATTGGTTAAACTCAGAAAAGATTACAACAAGAAATATGGACGGCTGCTTGGAATTCACGAAGATAAAGTCGGTTTGAATGTCATGGAAATCCCAAGTTATCCCCTCTCGGTGGCTTTTAATCCTGACTATGTATTTGTTATTGATAAAAAAGGATTGTTTATTATTAAATCTAAAGATTGTAAAGACGACATCATGGAAACAGATGGCGATTGTTTAGTTGTTGAAACAGAAACAGGTATTAGAAACAAATATTCATCATATCTTTCAGTAAATGATGAAGATCTAATGAGAGAACACGGCGATGCTATACGAAGTGCTGAAGCTATTAGACTTAAAAATAAATAATTTTAAATAATATTGAGAATAATTATAGAGTGTGAATATTATGCTCGAAGATGAAGATGAAAATTAACGATAAACAAAATGACATCATACACACAATCGGATCAGAAAGAAATGTGATAACAGAAAATGTCAGAAAAGAAATGTTAAAACAGATAATGCAAGGTAATGGTGTAATCAAATAAAGAAGAAAATGGATATGAAATTAAACACAACAACACAACTATTTTTTAAATGTTAACACACAGCCCCCCTACAAGCATCGTGCGCATCAATGTATAAACACAAGGGAGCGTGTTGCAAAGTTGTGTGACGGTGATATATGGCGATGTGTATTGATGGTGGAAAACTTTAAAGTTTAATATGAAAATTATGAAAGATAAATATACAGTATTAATCTGTCCCAAATGTGGAATCATTTGTTGGGATAGTAGAAACATGAATCTTGGAACAAAACCGAATGGTGGCTATTGTAGAAAATGTGGAACCAGTTTAATTGATGAGAGAAAAGAAGAGAATCATCCTATCTATGAATGCAAAGGAGAATAAAAATGGTAATTAAATGGATATGTCCCGGTGGTCATATCTTCTCTCTCGAAACAGAAATACACCGCGAATCTGGTGAAATTCAAAAATTTCTTGAACCACACATCAATGATTTTGACTCACCTTGTAAAACATGTAAAATGAAAGGTTGGGTTAAACAATGTGAAGATAACTTTGATGATTTTGTTAAAACAGTTGAAATGATTCGTAATGGTGCAGTGGATATCAGTTGTAAAGCTGATCTCTGTGCATTCTTAAAAGTAGTTGATAAAAATCTCATTTTTGATACCAGATAAAATAAATTATTAAACGTGATTAAAATGTCAAAACTCAACACCCTTGAAAACAGACGAGAAATGTTACTTAAAGAATTCGACAATTTATTTAAATTAAATCTTCCCGAAGAAAAATTAATAGACTGTCAAATCATGATATCTGATGAGCTTGCAGAAATAGCAGAAGAAATAAGTTATCTTGAATGATGTGATCGAAATGGAAAAGCTTATAAAACTTACAAAAAAACAAGTTAAAAATAACGACCTTGATTATTGCATGGATTGTGGACAACGTATAGATGATATTGTTGACGAAGTTTTTGAGAAAGGAGAGAAAGTATTTATTAATGGTGGAATCTGGTCTATTGAATATGGAAAACACAAAATCAATTTCAGAGATTACAGAGTTTCAAATGGAAAAACTTTAATAAACATGGATTGTTCTGGAAAATATAGAGGTAAATTATTCTGTGAAAATTGTGGAGAAGAACTTGAAGAGAAGAATGTATTTGGGTATGTTGAACGTAACGAATGGTGCTTCGATGGTTACAAATGTCTCAAGTGTGGATTTGAAATGTGAATAATGGAGATGATTAAAAATGGACGAAAAATTTAATGAAAATGAAAAACACGAATTTATAGAATTGTTTGAAAACTTTAGAGAAAATACAGTATCTGATTACATATGGTTTCTTGAAAATGTAATTGAAGATTGTGAAAATAATTGCCATGATGAAGAGTGCATATTCTACAATGATTATGAAAAATCATGTTATTTAAAAGAACTACTTTATAAAGTTGATGATGTGGAAAGAAAATATATTGAAATCAAAAAGATTCTTGATGCAACTAATGAGGAAGACAATTAATTATGATGGACTGTAGAGCAGTTGCAGAAGTAACTTTCACCTTAGAAAAAGAGTATAATGGTGTAGAAAACGAAGAAGAAGCAGATATGATTATGAGCCGTGAAGAACTCGAAGAACTATTGTATCAGGAAACAGTTAAAAATTTTAACGTAGAAGTAACTGAAGTTCTTGTAACAAAAACATGGGAGGAAGAAAAAGAGGAAGGAGAAGACGATTAATTATGACAGATTGTGAAGTTTGTACAAAGGTATCATTTTTTATCACAAAAAAGTATAGTGATTTGGAAAATGAAGATGAAGTAGAAGAATTTGTGAGTAATGAAAATCTCGATGAACTATTAGATCAAGGAGTTGTTGAGGATCTTCAAACAGAAATATATATAATCACGAAAATTGATGAATGTGGAGATGAAATTTTTGAAGAAGAAAAGGATGATGATTAAATTATGTTTCATAAAGAATTGAGTAAAGAATTTGGCAATGAAACTGTCGGGAGATTCAGTAACATAACTGCAAATGATACTCTTTATTTAAATGGTACGGATATATTAGTATGTCTCGCAAAAAGAGGACATGGAAAAGTTACAGAATCAATTATATTAATGGGTGATGATGAAATCAAAAACTTGTTACAAAACATTCTATGTGCATTCTTTGAAGAACAGATAATTCCAGAGATAGAATTAACAATTGATCAGATGGAAGATGACATTGATAAGGTGAATAATTATGCTTGATTCATATTTAGTAAATAAATTCGACAAAGAAATTGTGAAAAGATTTAGTAACATATCTGTAACGAGAACAATGTGTATTACCGGAGATGATTTGTTATGGTCGTTAGCAGAGAGACGTGGATGGGATATTGATAAATTAATATTATCAATGACAGATGATGAAATAGAATCAGTAATGCAAAATGAAATCTTAAGAGCACTATTTGAATGTGAACGAGTGCAAAAAGAAATTGAACATACAATTGTAATGATGGATGATGATATTGACTTCTATAAAAAAGAATATGTAAGAGGCTGTTAATTATGCAAACAAATGAAGAACTAAGAAGAGAGAAACTAACAAACGTATTTATTGAATTATCCACTGAACAAACAGCTTACATTTCTGGTTATGAAATTTTAAGTGAGATACAAGACGAAAACACAGAATTCATAGATTTTGTCCTATCATTAAATGACGTACAAGTTATGTTTATTTTAAACAAAATCTTAAAATATCTTATAGAATCTGAAGTGTATGATGTTATCAATTCTGAAATGTTACAACTCAAATATATCTTTGACATCCACGGAAAAGACAAAGCATTCTCAAAATACAAAAGCAGGTAAACATTAAATGACATCAAAAAAAGATCAACTGGAAATTTCTTGTAACGAACTCGCATATGATATTACGCACTGGAACAAACAAAATGTGGGTAAATTGCGCGATCTATTAAATGAACTAAACAATAACATTAATATCCTATGTGGAGAATATTATTGTGACTATTGTTTGACTACGTTTGGAGTTGATATATGTAACCTACCATCATACACTATTCCTGAAGGATTAGAATTATATCCAATTTGGGCTATGGATATTGATAACGATTGTCTTGTTGGCAATTGTGATTTCACTGTAGAATCGCTTGACGAAATTAACGAATACTATGCAAACGAAAACAGTGAGTGAATAACATGGGACGATTTTTATTATCAGAAAACAGACGTGAAGAGATTGTAGATAACATCAGTGATATATGTGGATATTATGATGATGATGACATTCTTGATGAATATGATGAGGATTAGATAATGATGCCAGATGAACAACCACAAATTATTTTAAATCAAGAAGAAGCCAAACTTGTATTAACATCGGCGCTTGATCATTCTATTGGAAGGATGACATATCTACCACATACTATCGTAAATATTATTAAAACACATTGGAATAATCTTGATGAAGGCACAAAAAGTATTATCGAAAGTAGAGTTGTAAATGCGATTGAACACTACGAACATTCTGAGAAGTTATACAACGAAAAACCAGAAAATGAGCGCGAAGATCATCATAAAACATATCTTGGTGGGGATATAGATGTTCCAATGTGGTATGAATTCGCTAATTGGTTAATGAAGCAGGAATTTGAGAGGTTTTGATGATAGGATACAAATACTACAGAGCATTTAGTGATGGAGTAACAGAAGAAACAACATTAGATAGAGTGATTGATTTCATTGAAGACCATTGGAAAAATGTGGTTGAAATTCTTGATATGATGAAAGCTGGCACACTATTTACAAGCCACATGGGAACAGATTATTGGTGCATTTATTATTTTGAATGAGGAGAAGACAAATTATGACAATGAAAAAGTTAAAACTTATATCTAAATATGAGAATGAAATGGATGTTGTTGAACAAGATCCATACAACAATTATCAACAGGCTCTGATTTATCTTGTTGTTGATTGGGAAAATGCAACCGCCGATATTATAACAAAATATAAAGATGGCACTTATTCAATGAGAAGTCATCTCGGTTTTGAATCATATTATAATCTTCCCGGTGATATTAATGTGATAAGATTTCAGGATGAATGGGAGAATTCTAATATAAAAGAAATGCTTGAACAACTATTAAACCATTGGTGCGAAAAGTGGAATGGAAGCAGCTACATCGGACAGTTTAATGATCGCGCAACTTGGGAATTAGATGAACGTGTTTATGATCTTATTGACAACTTATCATGTGTGGAGAATATGGGCATATGGGATTTTTGGGAATGGTATTATAATGGAGAAGAAGATTTACCATCTAATTACGAAGAAATGACTCTTGATGAAATTGTTCAGGACATGGTCAATTGTGCAAAATATGATTATGTAATTGTGAAATATAGCGAAAACACTATAAACGATGAGCTACAAGAACTATTAGACAAAGTATGAAGTGAAATAAATTATGAGCTTTAACGAAGCAGTAAAAGATGTGCTTAACAAATTTGAAGAAGCAACAAGAGATTATGTAGATGAAGATGACTGCAAAGGTAAATATTACAGAGTAAAACGAGAATTTCAAGATGATGAAAATCTGCGCAACATGATTTATGAATGTCACGATGAAGAGATTCCAAACGGCTGGTCTTACAGAACAATCATTAATATTCTTGAGCATCTGACAAGTTGGGATATAACAACATGGGATGATGCACACGATATTGGTTATGAAATTGCCGACTCAGAAACAGATGATTCAACCTACAACCAACTTGGATGGTATCGTGATAACACAAATCGACTTTTTAATATTAACGAAGCAATTGAAAATGGATGGATCGACCCAAATGAAACTGATATCTTTATAAAACTACAAATTGGACAATACTACAGAATCAATGTGATGATTAATATCATTGCAAATTATATTGAAGAACTTGTAAATGAAGAAGAAGATGAAGACAGTGGAGAAGAAGATGATAAAGAAGAAGACGGTGAATACACATGGAAAAGATATCTAGAAAATTCACAAAAAAATAACGGTGAAAGAACAGAGGACTAACTAAAACATGTTCAAAATTGACTTTAATGTATTTAATTTTCTCAATGATAAAGAACCCAAATTTACCATCTTATCAGAAGATTATGATGAGATAGTTTGGAACTCTTATCCACACATAGCTTTCAAACTCCTTGATGGTGATGATTACCTTTACTATTATGGCAGATTGTTGTGTGATAAAGGATGGGAACATAAATATTTTGAACCGCTTGATGATTTCGGGAGAGGAAGTTCGGGCTGCACTTCGATTGAATATTACAACAGAGATTATGATATATGGGAACAAGTATGAAACTAAAAAGAAAAGACCTTCTCATCTTATATTTTGAAGCGCTTGAATGGAAAGTTGACGAACATTACAGCAGCTCAAAATATATCAGAATGAGTCATGCAAGAAAAGATGGTTACAGATATTTGGGAAAAAGTGGAGCAGTTCGAGTCGGTAAAACAATAGATAGCTCAATTTCGGTAACAGATATGTATAACAACGAATTCTTAGAAGAATGGTATGAAAGTTGTAAAGAGAGAGGAGAGGAAAGGAAAAATGAAACACGTTGATGAACTTCATATAAACGAGCCGAATTTCAAAGAACTCGGTGTGCATCTTGATGAACTTGAAAATTATTACAACGCAATTATTTTAGAATGTGATCAGAATTGTTTGAATTGTTCTGGTAGCGATTATCACAAAGACAAAATGACACCGCCTGCAAATGAAGAGATTGATTGTGTATTCGATGCAATCAACACTATTAAAAGAAAATATCGTGAAGCAATTGAAATAGAGAAAATGAGGTGAAAAGAAAAATGTTAATTAAAATTGACACAATTGAAGAAATTAATGAAGTAGAACACAACATTATAAATGTAACAAGAGAATTTACAAATGAAAATTATAAAGTTTCACCAGATGAATTGGGATTTGGTTACGATATAATTAATTCCAAATCTGATGAAAAAGTAGGAAAACTTTTAAAAAGATATGAAATTAACAATTGTGGAAACCAAACACTTGCAGAAGAAACAATTATTTTCCACGGATTTATATTTGTATATAATCCAAACGTGGTAAAACAGGAGTGAAACAAAAGATGACATATCAAGAAGACATAACAAAAGAAATCCTTGAAGGGCACAAAGATAATGCACTTTCAATGATCATAAAAGAAAACACAGGTACAAGTATGTTAGACTCAGGTGGTGAATCTAATAGGAGATGGCAAAGGTTAGCAGATGTTACATTAATTAACGAACCAGAATCAAAACTCGAAATCTCAAATGATGAAAATCTAATAATTTCAAAAAGTCTATTTCATTTCTTCAATGCATTTTTAGATATAAATGAAGTATCAAAACAGATGGAACAAGACTTGTGGAACGATATTAACAACAACAAAGAATCATACCGGGATAATGTAGAAGAATGGCGCAAAGCAATTGTTAAAAATGGATTTATATTTTATGATGAAGAAGAAGACGAATCATACAAAATTGATCTTGAATGTGAATCACACGGTTACACATATAATTATGAACATCTTTTAAATGGTAATTGGTTATATACATTATTCGTAGATCATACAGGTGGACATGAATATTTAATCATTCAAACACATAATGGCGCTGATGCTCGTGGTGGTTTCTCTTCTCCACACGTGTTCTTTATACAGAATTGGGATTGTTTTAATGATATGTTATTATGCTCTGTATCTTATTGCATAAATGTTTGGAATAAAGAGCTTGACAAATATGTATTATATGATGTTGATGGCGGATATGGTTTGCACACAGATGAAGAATTAGTTGAAGATGTTGATGAAGAAGGTCTATGCAAACTAATTATAGATAATATATTTGGAAAAGATAATGAGATTGATTTAAATAACATAAATATCGAAGAAGATATTTGTGATGCATATGAATCAGAACATTACAATTCAAAATCATTTTGGATTGTTGGTGATTTGGATGGGTGTAGTGTTACTCCCAAAGATAAGATAAAAGAGGTAGATTAATTATGGAACTCGGAGACGCAGCTATCACACTCGCAGATAAATTAGGAATCGCACTTACTGAAATTACAAGTATTAATGCTAAATTTTGTGTAACTCAATCGATAACACTAACTGTTACAGTATTTCTCGTAGTTATAACCACATGTGTAACCTTATATCTTGTATACAAACGGATATTAAAATCAAATAAAGAAATGGAAATTGGAGATAAACTTGAGGACGAGGATTTCATGCTTTTAGTCTTTACTATGGTATTAGTAATTATAATATCATTTATAGTGTTCATGGCACTTGGTTCTCTTTATCTACATATCACAAACCCCGATTATTATGCAATTCAAGAAACACTTAGATCAATCAGTTCAATAATTTAAATGTGGTAAATCAAAAATGACAAAACAAGAAGACGCAACAAAAGAACAATACATAATGTCAAAACAAGCCAAAGAAGAAATCAAAAGGTTAGGAAAACAAACCATACAATTCTTTGATGACTATTGGCTTGAATGTGAAACGTTGGCTAAGAACGGTTGCAAAGATTGTATTTTTAATAATACGAATGAAGTTTATACAAAACAACTTGAGCATTGCAATATATTAAAAATTACAAATTTGTTTGAAGATCTTAAGAACGATATGGATGAGAGAACAAGGATGAACCCATGACAATTGTAAGAGATATGGCAGATGAAGAAATGCTAAAAAGAGTGGACGAACTTATTGATACTGTTGGTTGGTTAGACAGTATTTGTTTAGAAAATAATGTGCGTGATAATAAATGTAAAATGGGTGACGGAACTCCCTGCCCTTTTGAAATGAACAAAGATTACTGTCATCTCGATATAATTTATGATAGTTTAAACAAGATACGTAATAATATTAATGGGATTGTGAGTGAGAGAAATGTTGATAATGAATAAAGAGGTTGATGATGAATAAAGAGGTTGATGATGAAGAAGTATGATCCGGTGTATGTTGTAGTTGGATTAGATGGTGAAAGAGAACTTGAATACTCGAAGAATGTGGCGTGCGAGATTCTACATGATTAGCTTGAACATGAAAGGTGGTGTGCGTGGGAAGGATGGCATGAAAACACTGAAGAAATGTGTGTATTAGAATGTTATCCGATTAGAATGTTGGAACAGTGTGATGTTGTTCACAAACCAGATGAATCAGAGATAGATGAAAATGGTTATGATAAAGAAGGTAATTGTTGGCATAGAGGTTTTGATGAAATATGCAATTACAAATTTATCGTTGTAGAAAATGATCTCAATACAAATCTCATTACACAAAGACACATGGTTATAGATTTGAATGGAGACAAACAAACCTTTGAAAAATATAAAAATGATCTACAGTATTTAGTTATTGACACTGAACAATATTTACACCTGTATAATTGTGAGAAATATGATGGTAAGAAAAGTGCTCTATTACATGCAAATAAATTACTTAGTGAAGAAAGAGAAAGAGCATGTAACGACGAATGGAGTGATGATATAGAAAGATTATGTGTATTAGTATGTAAACCAATTATTAAACTTGAGATGTGTGATGTCACTTATCAAACAGATGAGAATGATGAAGAAATGTGTAAAGAAAATGATGACTACAATTGCGATTACAAAATGGTAGATGAAAACGGTAATGATGTGAGGTGTTTAAATGGTAGACAGACGAAGCTGTGATGAATGGACATTGTGTATAGTTAATAACATGATTGAACTTATAGAAGAACTTGAAGAAGCGTGTAAGTATAGTGGAGATTGTGAAAACGAGTGTGAAAGAGAAGACAATTACACATGTCCATTTCAAGTATATACCGACCACTGTATGATTAAAAAGATGAATATTAAACTTATTGAAGCACAAGAAAAAATTAAAAAAATTATGAATGATACAAATTACAATGATGTGCATCCAATTGAGAAGTGATTGAAGATGGAAAATAAACAATTCTCCGATAAATATATTGTAGACAGACTTGAAAAAATTTCTGAACTCGTAGAACAAATCAACAACGCATGTATAGTAAATGATGTATGTGATAATAATTGTGAGCGCAAAGATGGTTATACGTGTCCATTCCAATTATACAAAGATGCGTGTATTATAAATGAAATTGAAGATTGCTTAAAAGTTGCACATGATAGTTTTGAAACAATCGAAGCTGATGAAAGACGTAAAGTGTTGAAAAGTATTATAAACAATTACAAACAAATAAAGAAGTGATACAAATGAAACTAAATGTTGAAAATCTATTAATTAATCCAGATAAGTATGTAAAGAACATTGAGAATATGCTTAGCTGCAAAAAAGCTGAAATCATTGAAGAGCCTGTAGAAGTTGTAGAAGTCGTAGAACCCAAACCAATTGTTGTAGAAGAGCCTGAACCTGTTGTCGAATCATATGATGTGAAACCAGAGTATGATTCAGAGTGTGAAGAAGAAGGAACTGAAACTATTATTATTGAGTGATGTGAAATGAGATTTGATCTTAATGGGTTGCTAATCAATCCAGAAACATTGGTAAAGAACATTGAAAAAATGGTTTACAAAAGACCAGTTGAAAATGTGGCAGACCCTTCAGACGATGAAATGTTTGACGATTGCTTAAAAGTTGCACATGATAGTTTTGAAACAATCGAAGCTGATGAAAGACGTAAAGTGTTGAAAAGTATTATAAACAATTACAAACAAATAAAGAAGTGATACAAATGAAACTAAATGTTGAAAATCTATTAATTAATCCAGATAAGTATGTAAAGAACATTGAGAATATGCTTAGCTGCAAAAAAGCTGAAATCATTGAAGAGCCTGTAGAAGTTGTAGAAGTCGTAGAACCCAAACCAATTGTTGTAGAAGAGCCTGAACCTGTTGTCGAATCATATGATGTGAAACCAGAGTATGATTCAGAGTGTGAAGAAGAAGGAACTGAAACTATTATTATTGAGTGATGTGAAATGAGATTTGATCTTAATGGGTTGCTAATCAATCCAGAAACATTGGTAAAGAACATTGAAAAAATGGTTTACAAAAGACCAGTTGAAAATGTGGCAGACCCTTCAGACGATGAAATGTTTGACGATTAATCATTTTAATTTTTTGAGGTGACTGCTAAATGGATGATAAAAAGAGCTGTGAGAATTGTTATTATGGGTTGAGAATATCGAGAGGGTGTGCATGTAGTTTTATATGTCGAAGGTTTCCAGAATCCATAAATAAAAGTTGTGATGACTGGTGTGGAGAATGGAACAACAGAAATGATTTTGAAAAAAAATAAATGAGATGGATAATTAAATGGATGATGAAGAAAATATAAACAGCGAACCATTCTTTGACTGTAATAAATATGCAGATGAACAAGAGCGCAAAAGAATTAGAGAAAATGGGTGGTATAATGCAGAAATTATTTCAGCATTTATTAAAACATCAAGAGGTCTATCCGGTGAAGATTATATTGAAATTGGGTATAGTGTAGATGGATTTTATCATTTTATATATGAGCGTATGTCAACAGATGTATATGGGGTGAAGAAAACAGGAAATAAGATGGTTGAAATCTGTAAAGCAATTAGAAAAACAACAATTGAAAACATTGAAAGTTTACATGGAAAAAAACTATCTGTATTTGTTGTGAGTGAAAATTATATAAAAACAGTTACTCGTAGCTATAAAGTAATAAACCACGACAAATATGGGAGTAAACATTAATGCCATTCCTTAAACATGAACAATTTGATGGGCACACTCAAGATACAACAGAGACAGTGTTCAAAGAAAAACTCAAAAAATCAAGGTTTCTATATGCAGATACTGATAAGATAGTGGCTGCTATGAAAACAAATGGTTTACGAGTGAAACTTGATAAATTCGAATACTGGTGGGAAGATTAATGCGACTCAAACAAGTAACTGACATATTAAAAAAACAAACGAGGTATTAATTAAATGAAACAAAACGATAAAGATAAATGTGATGAAACAACTAAAGAAACAATTTATAGATTCGATAAAAATGAAACGTTGTGCAAAATGCACCTCGATGACTTGTTAGAATCTGGTGAATATACAGAAGAAATGTTAAACTATATTAAAGAAAAGATTGATTTATCATTCTTACCAATCTCCAAATTAAAAAATATTAATATGCCAATAGAGCGCATTGAAAAGTGTTTATCAATCGCTAATGACATTATTATGAAATCGAATTCTACATCTGAAGTATTTATCAATATGTGTGAACACCAGAAAAATTTAAGTATAAATGAACTTATGGTTTTAGGTTATTTTATTGGTGGAAAATGGAGTAGACAAGATGCAAAATATGTAAAGCTGTATACAAAAAATAAATGTAAATTTTTAGATGAAAACGGTGGGTGCTCTTTCCAAGATACTTATGAACGCATGTGTCCTAATCTTGATGATGATGATTGTGAGTGTTATAATTTAACAGTTCCACAAATGAAAGAACTTGAGAAATTTCCTATAAATAAATGATCATGATCGATATAATTCGTATACTAAAAATCCCAAATTGTGGATTATTATGTCCATTCTTCAAACGTAAAAAATACACAGATGGTTATGTAGATATGTGCACACACTTTGACGATGAACTAAAAGTGCTTGAAATATATAATTTAACATATGATGATTACGTTAGCACAGAATATAAAATAGATTATGTATCTGATTATAAAGCCATGTTTCCATCATGGTGTCCGTTGTTACAAGTAGATACAAAAGATATTATTGAAAATGGAAATGATTGAATGACTAAAGAAATTGAGCGCGCAGAACACCACCTTGATGAGTGTAATGATATGGAATGTAAATTCAACATAACAGGAATTTGTTATTACGGTTTAAGAGATCGTATTGGATGTTACAAAGAAGATGATTTTGCAAGACAAACCACTGATAGTTGTAATGGATTGGGTGGTTTGGAATTAACAAGAGCACAAAAATTGTTAAATGAATTATTATCTAACAGACCAAAATATACTAATCCAATGGAAGAAAAGTTTTGTAAATATTGTGATTTCTACGATATCACTCCACAGCAAATAATTGATCCAAATGACTTGTGTATGTTACGTCCAGAACAATATGAAGATAAACCATATTGTAAAAAATTAGAACTCCATCTTGAATATATTGAAAAGATGTATGATGATAATGGAAATGTTATATGTGTACAATATAAACGCAATGGTATGGATTAAATGAGGTAAGAATATATGGCAACAGAACAAGAAATTAAAATACAGAAACCAACATATGAATGGATGAAACATGAAGGATATGTTGCTGAAATAAGCGCACATAATGATGAAGGTAAAGTAAATACAACTATCCCTCTCACAGAAAACATGTTATATGAATTGGCAAAAGAAGTTCAGAAGTTTATTGAAGGTGGTGATTAAATGTCAGAAGAAATGTATTGTTGGGCAAGAAATCTCAGCAATGAAATTAAAGTTCTCCAATCAACAGTTGGAGATTTACAAAAACAGATTGATGAACTGAAAACAATAGTGGAAGATAACAAACTACCAACATATATTAAAGAAAGATATAGCAACAAATAAAAATGGTGACAAACAACATGACAGAACTATACAACTTACAAAATGCAATGAATGGTCTCACAAACATTATCAAAACATATGCAAAGCACACAAATTCAGAAGTAAAAACAACCGATGACGCAGTTTCTTTTCACCTAAAATCGTTACCATCTCCGGTAGAAACAATGTGGTTTAAAGAGCTAATGATTAACATTTCTAAAGCACATAATGTAAGAATGATGTACACCAAAGAATATATTGATCATAATAATATCAAGGTTACATTTATTATCAAAAATCCAAAAAATTCTGGTGATTAAAATTTGTTTGAAACTACATTTAAACATCCTAACGAACCATACATTACATACAAAACTGAAATCTACAAAATAGGTGATGGATTCGTAGCCGCAATAGGACATAAACGAAAGCATATATTTGTGTGTATAGGTGGAAATAAATATAAAGAAGTGATAGTTGAATATGTTGTAGACACTGGCTCTATAACAGTATTACCAAAATCATGTGAAGGGGTTATTAAAAAAGAAGAAGATATTATGTTATATCTTGAAGAAGCGTATGGTTACTATAGGAAGTGATAAAGGGTGAGAGATGAAGAAGAAATTGAACACAACATCATCATTAAAGAGTTGTTAATAAAAGCATACAATGATGATTTGAAAATTTGTGATACACTCGATTCCAAAAGAGTGATGAAAATTTACGAAAACATTGCAAAACATAAAGCAGATTTAAATATTTTAAAATGGGTGATGGAACAATGAGAACTGAAGAAGAAATTATTGAAAAAAATATAGAGCTTAAAAAATATGCTTCAAAGATGATTAACGCAGCAGATAAAGATAAATCGTGGAATTATCTTGGTGATATTATAAATGTAGTAAATGGGAGAATAAAATCATTGGAGTGGGTAATTGAGAAATGAGATCCAAAGAAGAAATTAAACACAAATTAAATAATTTAGAGAGAGAAGAACGCAGTGAAATGTTACGTATAGATTGTTCAAATAATTACCAAGCAAATCCAAAAGACATTAAGAAAAAGTATATACATATTAGAGACACATTAAAATGGGTATTAAAAGAGTGGTGAAAAGAAATGACAATTAAACCAACCAATGTAGCCATAGTAAAATCTAAAGGATTAATCAAAATCATTTTCAATCCAAATGTTGCTCCAAAGAAACATGGAAAAACAATATGTTTAGAAAGCAATGAATTCGAAGCACTTGTTGAAAGAATAATGTTAGACCACGAAGATTTTTTAAAGATGTTATAAAATGAGGTAATAATAATGTCTAAAGCAATGTCATATATCGTAACAAAATATAACAAAGATGAATATCATGAATGGCTACGATACGATACACATATTTTATATTATAAATCAAATAAAAATGGTGATATAGAAAAAGAGTTCACCAAAATTCTTAAACATATGAATAAACATAAAAATGATGCTCTTTTAGATGAAGGTGATTTAATAAGAGAATATTTATTCAGGGGTCGATTTGATAATTGTGATTCAGCTATTAAATTAAGAGAAGAATTAAAATTAAGAGATTGCAGTATTAACGGAACAAAATTTAACGGAATAAAAGACAGATCAAATAAAGACTGGTAATTAAAAATGAAGAATGATTATAGCCATAATGATTACAACGATAATGACTACACCAATGATTTCGAAAAGGCAACTGAATATATGTTCACAAAAACCAAAGAACTTGCTTCAGTTGTTTCTAATGGCAATGTTACTGATGTAATAGTTGGATTCAATCCTAAAACATCAAAAAGAATGGGAGAATGTTTTTACAATAACAGAACTATCTTTTACGGAAGACACTTTGTTGACCTTAATAAAACCAATAAACGTGGACTTGATAATTTAATCATCCATGAACTATCACACTTCGTTGATCACACTCATGGCAAACCTTTCAAAGATAACATGAAACGGTTTGGATTCGATGCAGATGATGACAGTGAAATCATACAGCCAGCCGCGAACAAATTTATGAGGTGTGAAAGTTGTGGAAGTATTACGAAACCATCTATAAAAATACCACAACATTATAGGAAATTAAAATGCGCTTCCTGTGGAGAACAATCTTACGTGCCCTGTAGATATGATGGGAGAACGAGAGAAGTTATCAAAATGGAAGGTGTCGATACATGTTTTAACTGGATTTCATTTGTTGACAAGGTAAATCCGGTTTATGAAATTGAATGCAAAGTTGTTGACTAAGTAGACTACTTTGGTCACAACTTTGAAATTAAAAATGGAGAGAATTAAAAAAATGATTAAAAAATGTGAAATGTGTGGCAAAGATATTGTATACAGTGGTGATTATCAATATACTAAATTTTGTTATTATTGTGGAAAAGTATTATGTAATAATTGTATGACTCGTGAAAGTAACTATATTATGTGCAGCGATTGTTTAGCAAAAGCAATACCACACATTAATGAAATCAGAGCATACGAACAGGAATTTAAAACAAAAAGAAATAAAATGTGGAATGATTTATACCAGTTACTTGGTAGAAGATTTTAACACAAAATTATTTAAACAACAAGAACGATATAATAATAGGATAAAAACAACCATGAATGATATTTATTTCGCAAGAAAATTCTATTGTAAAGAGACAGGAGAAATGCTTTGGTATAAAAAGCTATTTAAATCATTTAATACAGAATTGGCTGCTAATAATGAAGCTAGATTTTTACAAAAGGTTGGTGCACATATTAAGATAGTAGAGAACAAACCAAATAAGTGGTATATTTATTTTAGAAATTAATGCACACAATTACAATTATTTCAAAGGAGGTTATAAAATTGACAACAGTAAGACAGGTTTTAAACAGAATACTATCAAACGATTATGATTATGCTAAAGAATTAAACGGTGTGGGATTTAACAAGCCCGACACTGGTTACGCACACTGGATAGCTTCATTCCCACAATGGACTGAAGTTCACCAAAACGATGTATATGATATGCTTAAAAAATATACACGGCAGTATGATGAAAAGTGGGAAGAACTTAAATTTGAAAAGACGTTTGACATAGACAAGAGTGTATTTAATAAAAAAGAAAAAGGTGTAAACAGATTATTTTTAAACAAAGCAACAACGGGACGTATCACAGGAATAAAATTAAACTCGCAATATGGATTTAAAGATTTTGCAAAATCTATCCCCGGCAGAAGTTGGAATCCAGATGAAAAGGTTTGGTTATATCCAATCCGTGAAGACTCTTTAAAATCACTATATGAACTAATTACAAATGAAGAAGTATTAGAAAGACATATTGTAACAATGGATGATGAAACACGCGATTATATAACAAAGAATAAAGACGTTGTTAAAAACACATCGAGCAAATCTGGAATGGAATCAACGCTTAAATCTAATCATCTGGACATTGCTATGGTTGAAGATGCATTACACTTCAGATGGTTCACACAATATGACTTCAAAGATATCACAAAAAATATCGGAAGATACCCTCATACATTTTGGAATTGGGATCTTTCATGCTTTGAATGTGTAACCAACAATAATAAAATAACCAATAATATTATTGAAATACTGAATAACGACACCATCAGAAATAAACATCTGGTAACACTGTCTGATAAATGTAAAAAATTCATAGACAATTACACCACTGAAAAAATTGACTTAGAAGCCGCAATTAAAAAGATTGGGGATATTAAAAATGGAAAGGTTGTTTTAAAACGCAATCTTCCCATTATAAATTCAATTACACCATTCGAGCATCAGATTGTTGGATATAATATTGGTATGGCTACACACTCAACCACACTATTAATGGAAATGGGTTGTGGGAAAACTCTTACAGAGGTTGCGATTGCCGGGACACGATTCTTAAAAGGTGAAATTAAAAAGTGTCTTATCATTGCTCCACTCAGTGTTCTTGGTGTATGGCGAAAAGAATTTAAAACAATGTCAACGATTGAGACAAACATCACTGTTATCAATGGAACAACACTAAAAAGAAGAAAGTTACTACGTAATCAAAAGACAGAAGCTAACAAACTCAATATTATGATTGTAAGTTATGACGGAATTTCATCGAGGAAAAAGAAAACTATTGTCGATGGAAAAGAGCGGGTTACTTCTACTGGTGGAATCTATGGTGACATTCTGGATTGGATTGGTGAAGAAGGTGGAGATGAAACACTTGTAATTCTTGATGAATCACAACGGATTAAAAACAGGAATTCAAACAGAGCGAAATCGATTCACAAGATTGGAGATTTGTGTAAATATAAAAACATTCTAACAGGAACTCCGATTACACAAAACCCATTGGATATATTCTCACAATACAGGTTCTTAAATTCAAATATCTTCGGAGTTGATTTCTATGCATTCAGAGGTAAATATACATTGATGGGTGGTTATAAAAATAAAGAAGTTGTTGGCTATAAAAACATCGATGACTTACAAAAGCGTACACATTCAATTGGATATCGGGTTACAAAAGACGATGCTTTAGATCTCCCTGAAACAGTTGACATGAATGTGTATTGTGAGCTTAAGAAAAGTAAAAAGATATATGATGCATTATGTAAAGAATGTATCAAAGAAATATATGATGAGAGTGACAAATCAAATAACGCAAACTTTATAGCTATTACAAAACTACTACGCTTATCACAAATCACTGGTGGATTCTTATCAAATAACTACGAATTAAAAGAAGATGGTTCAATTGTAGAAATTGATCATGGAAAAACAAACATCACTGCTACACAAGTCGGAACAGAAAAACTTGATGTATTAAGAGAACTTGTTGAAGATTTCCCGGTTGATAAAAAGCTTGTTATCTTTTGCAGATTTATTCCAGAAATAAACGCTATTGAAAAGATGATGATTGAACTCGGAAGAACAGTTAAATCACTCGTTGGTAAAACAAAGAACAGAGAGAAACTAATTGAATCGTTTCAGGAAGATACCAATCCAAATGTGATTATTATTCAACTGCAAACTGGTGGTCTTGGTATTACATTAACACGAGCAGATACAGCTATATTCTATTCATATGATTATTCATTTGCAAATTATGAGCAAGCCAAAGCCAGAATACACAGGATTGGTCAGGATAATAAATGCACATACATTCACCTGCTTGCTGAAGGAACAATCGATGAAAGTGTTATGAGTGCACTACATAATAAGAAGTCTGTGGCTGATTATATTGTTGATAAGAATGAAGACATCAGTGAATTTGTAAAAGGTATTCTGTTTGCTGGTGATGATATGGGTGAAAAGATGGAAGGAAAAAAGGAGTGGTATGATTATGACTGAACCAATACCTTTCATTGAATTTTATACGGATGGTGCGTCACGTGGAAAGTATGGCTCATCATATAGCTTCGTATGTATTAAGAATGGAGAAGTCGTTGATATGGTGAGTGAACAGCTACCAATCGGTGTTACAAGTGGAGAGGCTGAATACATTGCCATTGAAGAAGCTGTAAAATATGCTGTTGATAATGGTGTGAGTAATGCTATGATCAATACAGATAGCGAATCTATTGTTGAACAAATGTATGGACGTGCTAAGGTTAAATCAAAACAAGTTAAAAACCATCACAAAAATATCAAAGAACTTATCAATGGCAGGAATATACAATTCAATCATGCTGGACGAAATAATGTTTATATTGGATTGACGGATGGATTGTGTGATCGTGAAGTGGGTTCTAGGAAGAGAAGTTATAGGAAAGGATAATCATTTAATTTTTAAAACTTTTGAATATCGATCTAAGAATATTATATTTTTTACTATATGTCAATTCAATAGCATCTACAAAAGCAAAATTATCTATGTCTGTTTCAAACTTTATTTTTACATTACCAAGTTCATTGTAAAAATGAGAATCACTCCCCATCGTTATTGTTTTTAATTCATGAAAATCCATAATATGTTTTTCAAACATTTTATTTTGTTTAGGTGATGAGCGAGCATTCCATACTTCTATAAAATCAAAATGCTCTTCTACTTCAGCAATGTGTTTAAAAAAATGACTTCTATATGGATGTGGCAAAACTACTAACCCACCAAGATTTTTAATTTCATCTACGACATCTAAGAATTGCTTTGACTTTATTCTTTCATTAATGAATAACCCAATCACATCACCAATATCAGTATTCCTTTCAACACCGGGAATCACTTCGATGTTAAACTCTTTCTCATACTTTTTTGCTTCGAGTGCACCTTTAATTTGATTATGATCTGTTATTGCTATAGATGTTAAACCAACTTTCTTAGCACGCTTCATCAGTTTGTAGGGTTCCATTCCTGCATCTTTAGAATATTTTGTATGAATGTGACTATCGAATACTTGTTGCATTATAAAACACATATAACATATAAACTTTATTATATTTATATATTCTGTAATGAATGTTAAAGGTATAATATTGTAAAAAAATATTTATTTAACTTAATATTTTCTGATTATGATATACTATTGTAGTTTTATCGTATGATTGTAATCAGTCTCATATACATATCACAAAAATTGGGTCAAAAATAAAAAGTGTATCAAAATGAACGAAATCGGGGAATCTATTTTTTCGAGTATTTTTTGATCGAAAAATTGGCAAAGTTGTGCCAGTTGGGGTAAATGGATAGTAATTGGCAAATCCAGAGAGATATTCCATGTAGAACTTAAAAATAGCGTCATTTTGGTATCGTTTTCAGCTCAATTTTACGGGCTTTAATTTGCTGAAAAGTGAGCGTTTACCCCAACTGGATCAAATGGCGCAAATGCCCGGTCATTTTCAAGAACTTTTTTTTGATCGTGATCTTGGGATATGCGCGCTGGCTTTTTTTATGTGCCACTACTTCCCTATGGTCCTTTTATATTATTTTACTGTAGTAAAGAGTACAGGAAAAAAAAAAGCCAAGGTGTACTTATGATGAACTATCTCATGACTCAAACACATTCAAAAAAAAGTTCTTGAAAATGACCGGGCATTTGCGCCATTTGATCCAGTTGGGGTAAACAGTCACTTTTTGGCATTTTAAAGCCCATAAAATTGAGTTAAAAACAGCACTAATATGGTTGTAAAAACCTGATTCATTCAGGATATCTTTCTGGATTCGTTGATTACTATCCATTTACCCCAAGTGGCACAACTTTGCCCGATTTTCGATCAAAAAATATTCGAAAAAATAGATTTGCCAAAAACGTGCATTTTGGGTGCTTTTTAAACAAATGATGTGTGGGCTTTAAATTACAGATTCATTCTCATAGAATATTGTTATTTATGATTCAAGACCATATAGCGATTATTTAAAATAGTGGATTTTCGAATATCACGTTCGTAGCACTTAGTAACACGAATATGTACAAACGTGTTACCAAAAAAGAGCTTTAAGCGCAATACGTATTTGGATATCTATATTGTATACAAAATGATGCCGAAATTGCGTTTCTCGATCACGGACCAAAAAGTGATTGAAATGATATGAACGATATGCTTATAATGTAATAGTGTGCATATTTACATATGAGCGTCATTAAAATAGCAAATCCACACATAAAATTAACATCTGAAATTGGTGGTAAAATCTTGAATATAATAGAATCTGGCGAACTAACAACGGGGAAATATGTAAAGGGGTTTGAGCGTGGGTTAGATTTATATACTGGTAGAAGGAAATGTACTTCCACCGTTAACAGTGGGACGGCAGCACTTCATCTTGCGTGTGAATGTGTTAAGAGAAAATTGAAAGGAGAAATTGATGACTGTTATATCATCGCACCTTCATTCTCATTTAATGCAACTGCCAATGTTATCTTAATGGCGGGATTTAAACCTTTATTTGCAGATGTTGACGATGATGGTCTTATAACAGTGGAGACAATTAAAGAAGTGTTGGAATACAATGAACATCTAAATGTCGTTGCTATCATTGGTGTTCATCTATATGGCAATTGTTTTGATGTCGAGAAAATAAAAAATGAGTTTCCCACACTATATATAATAGAAGATTGTGCACAAGCTGCTGGTCTTAGAGTTGGTGATAAACATGTTGGAACAATTGGTGATTATGGGTGCTTTTCATTCTATTCAACGAAGAATATGACAACTGGTGAAGGAGGAATGGTATTATCTGATGAAGACGATGCAATATATATAAAGCAATTAAGAAATCATGGTATTGATAATTCGAATGTGTGTGGCAGTTTACAATCAATGAAATATAACCAGCCGTATTTTGGATATAATTATCGTATGTGTGAGATTAATGCGGTAATTGGTATGCAACAACTTGATGTTTTAGATTGTTTGAATAGTATTAGGTATACACATGCAACAATTTATGATGAAAAAATAAATAATGATATGTTTATTAAACCAACTGTTTGTAATGAACATGTATTTCACCAATACACTCTTAGGATAAAAGAGAATGGTGATAGATTTTTGAATTCTAAATTTAAAAACTATCTTGATACATGTGGCATTCAATCTGAAATTTATTATCCTGAACCACTTCCATTACTAAAATATTATATTAAATATGGTTTAGAACAATATTATAAAACTGGTGTTGATGTTTATCACTGTTATAAAAATGCACAAAAACTATCTCAAACTGTTATAAGTATTCCTGTTCATCCCACATTGTCTTTGGATAATTTATATTATATTATATCTAAAATTAATGAATATGATTATTATTTTGGGAATGAGTTGTGGGAACAAAAATAAAACAACCATTTAAATAATAAAACAACCAATTAATATATCATGTCACAATATAATTCAATTGTTCCCGGCGTATGTGGTTGTGGTTTTATGGGAAAGAATCACATCCGAAATTATTTAAAGCAAGATGATATCAAATCCATCTACGTTTATGATATCAACAGATCCATTTTCAAATCAGATGAATATTTAAAATCAATCTCAGATAAAATAATTCAAACATCATCTTTAAAAGATTTAAGATCAAAAGCAAACCTCATATCTGTATGTTCACCATCAGAATATCATTATCAAAATATGTTAGAACTTTATGATAAATCAAATTTTTATCTTGTAGAGAAGCCATTATTTTTGGAAGAGCGTGAATTTAAAGATTTTAAAAGAACATATCCAGAGTGCATTAAGAATATTAAATGTGGTTATATAGAGAGATATAATCCAACCGTTAATGAGTTAATTAAAGTAATTGATGATATTCCAACATATGTAGAATTTAAAAGATTTAATCCAGCATCAAAAAGAATAAGTGGTGCGATTGAATATGATCTTTCAATTCATGATGCAAACCTTCTCAATTATATTGTTGTTGGATTGTGTAATAAGTTTAAAATAGATAGTTACGATGACACTTGTTATATTAGTAAAAACATAAGTAAAGATCACGCAGTTTATCTAATAGATGTTTATATTGGTGGTAAATTCTTTTTGTCAAATATAGCTACGAGCCGTGGTGCTATGAAAAAAGTTCGGCAAATATATATTGAAACTGAAAAGAAAACATATATTACAAACCTTCTTGCGCACGAAATTGAAATCATATCTAAGAAAGAAGGCAACCTATATTCTCATGATGGGAATATTTACACTGAAGAATATGAAACAATAATAAAAAATATAAATGGCGAAGAATCTTTGTATTTAGAACTCAAGGATATAATACAGTTGGCGAAAAAGTATCTGGAGATTGGTGAAGTAGAAAAGGAAAAAGAAGTATTTATGCAACTTCAAAATGATTATGATATGTCTTGTGAATTGTGTACATATTTGGGAATTGAGTGGTAAGCATCTTAAATTTATATGTGTTGCAAAACAATAATTATATATAATATTTAAACTAATATATTATTATATTTGGTGAATTATAAATGAATAAAAAACTTGCAAAAATTAGAAGTGCAAAATTTGAAATTCAGGAACGTGGAGTTTTAAATTTTTGGATACATGTAGACTACGAGGAAGGCGGCTCACAAGGAATTGGTGGCTTGGCGTTGGATATATATGATAAGGAAAAAGAGTGCCGTGTTGGGACAGCATATGGATGTGAGGTTATACGTAGAATTCTTTTAGAGTTTGGTGTAAATGATTTTAGTGAACTCGTAGGAAAATATATTTGGGTGTTTGGAGATGGTGACAGGCTTAATTTTTCACCAACAGGAATTAAAAGACTTGAAATGGATGGAATAACTAAAGGTGTAATATTTGGTGAGATTCGGAAAGAGTTTGGAGAAGAAAAAGAATATAGATGAAGTGTGGCGGTAAATTAAAATGAGTGAAAATATTATTAAAAAGAAAATTGCAGAACCCTTTAAAAGAAAATTTATTAAACATTTGAATCCAATATTTTTCATTACAGGTGTGGTGGTTGCTATTGTTGGACTTGTTGGGTGTGTTTATGAAAATTTAATTTTGATAAATATTTGCGGCGTGATAAGTATTTGTTGGTTGATTGGTATTGTTTATGTTATTATCATTGCATTTTCTACAGATATAATATTTAAACGTAATAAATATATATAAAATTGTGGAGATTTAAAATGAGAAATTGGTTAAAAAATAATTGGCATCATGTAAAGGTTACAATCATAATGATGGTGTTGACAGCTTTAATATCTTTTAGTGGTGCATATTTTGTTGGTAATGTATTTATTGGCATTCCTGTATTTGCTTTTTATATTGTGTTTATTGTATTGTTTATCAGGGGTAATGTATAAATGTCAGATTATGTTAACCCTTTTGATATCCTTCTTATAGTTGTAATTATAGCAATTGCACTTGGTTTATATGGAGCTGTTTGTTTAAAATCAGATCAATATAATAGCGCCGACTCGTTCACATACAAAGAAGATTCTGACAGATGCTTCGACAACGCCATATTTTCTTGGGAACGTCACACTGTATTAAATATAGAATATATACCATCTATCGATTACGTTAACGATAGGATTTGTTACACTGATAATAGAGTGAAGGAATACAAATATCCAGTATCAGACATTGGTATAATTATAGAGTTAGAAACCGGGGAGACTGTCGGAACTAACTTGGATTTATTACAAATTGGCACTGAATATGATATGAAGATTTATCGCGGTGTTATGCGTGGAGAGAATGTGGCATGGTCTGAGAATTGCAGATATGTTGTTGGTGGTGATTAGATGATTTTGTATAATAAATTTATAGAGTTGTGTAGAAAACATCTTAGATTATTTGAAATATTAAATATCATTTTGGTAATTATTGTATCTGTTATCATGGCAATTGAATTGTTTGATCTTTTTGATTTCGGAGATTGGACATTGACGATATTAATTGGTGTAATGGTGACTTGTGTTGGTGCGGTTGCAATTAATTTAAGTATTTATAATTAGGGGCAATATATAATGTTAGAAAATATACAATACAAGTTTAAGAAGTTCATTAGAAAAAAGAATTCACTACGCAATACTGTCGTTATTTCCACAATCATTTCATTATTTATTGGTTTATTTACGAACAATGCAGACATCACAATATTTTTACTTATCATTATTATATCACCATTCTTTGCTCTTTATTTCTTTTACTGTCTTATGATTTACATCGAAGATACAGCTCGAAACCTAGCACAACATCTATGAAAGAAATACCATTCACCCAAATCATGTTGAACCAAACAAGAAATCATAATAAGATTCATACACTTAGACCAAAACGTTACGGAAACAATGGCGATGTTTTAAAGATTAAGAATCATGATGAATATATTAAACTGATAACTGTCCAGAAGATCCCATTACATATAGTGTCGAAATATCTTTATAAATGTGAAGGTTGTTTAACACCGGATCATTTCATAGCGGTGTGGGAAACTATTCATCAAGAGCGTGGTTATGTTCCAGAAGATGAATATTATGGTCATTTTTATATTTATCTTGGTGGGGAGTGTGGCGAAATAGGTTGTGTTGTTGAAGATGTGCAGAGTTTAATTGTGCATGATACTGGGTAGTTTTATATATAATTAACAACATATTATATTGTTGTGAAAAAGAATGTGTATGAAATGTAATGGGATTTTCAATGAAGCAAGTATAACAGGCAGAAAAGAAATGGTGTATACATGTAAACATTGTGGTTATGTTTTATTTCAATGCTTGTTATAATGCATTTGTAATAGTTCCTCTTCTTTTAATAATTGTTATATTATACTAACTATAATTAGACTTATAAATATATAAAACTATCTAATATCATTTATTATTATAAAAAATATGTTTTGGATTTAAACTATTTTATTAAAGTTGATCAATAAACAAATTAAAACTTTTATATCAAAATAAATCAAATACCTGTGTGTCATGTCCAGAACAAACCGATTGACAAAGTATAAAAATTGGTACCGACATTCTCCATCATGCGTAAAGAGAATTGGAAACAGACATTTTAGAAAAAAGGAAAAACAATTTTTTGAAAAGTTTGGCGAAGTTCTTAGAAAAGATAAAGAAAGAGGGCGGGAATATTGGTGATAAAAAGATGACTAAATTGCGCTTATGTTGTTATAATGTGCTAGACGAAATATCGAATTGTAATAATAGTTGTGGAGATGTTGTTATAACAGAAGAAGAACTTGAAAAGTATACTAAAATTATGAAGGTAATTAAATATAATAATGAAAAAGCTATTGTTTTGAAACATTATGAAGAATGCGGTGAAAATTACCCATCTGATGTCGCGTATGTTTTGAATATGGATTTGAAGTTAACTATCAAAATTGTTAATGAACTTGTTGAAGAAGGTAAGTTTATTTAAATCACAAAAAATAAATACTATTAAATACATATTAAATATGTGTGAAAATATATGTGTATGAAATGTAACGGTATATTTAATGATGCATCACTTGGTAAAGGTGGAAATAAAACAGAATATATTTGTAATCGATGTGGACATAAATTTGTTGGTTCTTTAATATTTTGCGGAGCAATTGTATGTCCAAAATGTGGCAAAAATATTCATCCGAGAGCTGTGGATAATAAGGTTGAGATGTGGTGAATTAAATATGACTGATTATGAAATCGATTATAGTATGTGTATGTTCGTTTGTTTAGTTCTGTTTTGTATAATTGGTATAGCATGAAAAAAAGGAAAGAGCATATTCAGCGATACTATGTTCGGGAATATATAGATGAAACTTCGTGTAAACACATATCACAAAAATCGTTTACTTCGTGGGATGATGCACGTGATGAATTGACGAAACTTGAAAAACAAAAACGTTATGCTGCTTTGTTCAGAGAAACTTCAGATCCCAAGCATCCCAAAATGTTAGCAGAAAATTATGTTCAAAGAAAAAAACGTGGGTGGAAAAAAGAATGACGAAACTAATAATTAGAAACAAATTAGATACAGAAAATACAGTAACATTGTGGTTGGATACTGATCCAAACGATAAAGATAATGTATTTCTGATGGGATATGATGATGAAAGAATTTGCAAACTTTTAATATTCGATAAGAGTGGAAAAGTTATTGCACCAACAGGACATGGAATTTGTGGACTGAGAACTGATGGGAATGGGAGACTTGCGGTGGATAAAGAATGAAGTTGTGGGTTTTAAAAGATTTGAATCAATCTAGTGGAGAATATGATGCGGCAGATGCATTTGTAGTTAGAGCGTCAACAGAAAAACGTGCAAGAAACTTAATTGTAATAAAGGAGTTGTATGGTGATGAAGGGAAAGAAATGTGGCTGGACTCTAAATACTCAAGTTGTGAAGTTTTAAAATCTGATGGAGAAGAAGAAATTATAATTCGTGATTTTCGTGCAGGGTGATAAATCAAAACTTTTATATCAGAATAAATCAAATACCTATGTGTCATGTCAAGAACAAACCGATTGTTAAAGTATAAAGATTGGTACAGACATTCTCCATCATGCGTAAGGAGAATTGGAAACAGACATTTTAGAAAAAAGGAGAAACAGTTTTTTGAAAAGTTTGGTGAAGTTCTTAGAAAAGATAAAGAAAGAGGAACAGATTATTGGTGAAATAAAATATGAAAAAAAATGAATATTATACAGAAGGTTTGAAAACAATTGGTCTTGAAATGTGTGTATGTCCTTGGTGTGGCAAATCATGGGGGGCTAAACCACATTCTTATAGATCAATTACATGTCCTCATTGTGGGAAATGTATATATGAAGTTTTTACTAAAGATCAAATTAAGAAATATACAAAGACTACAGAAAATCTTATTTATAATGATCAGAAAGAAACCATCTTAAATTTTTATAAAGAAAATGTCGAAAATTATCCATCTGATGTTGCGTATGCTTTGAATATGGATTTGAAGTTAACTATTAAAATTGTTAATGAACTTGTTGAAGAGGGCAAGCTTATTTAAATCACATATAAAAGCACTATTTTTATATACTATTAACACTAATTATTACACATGTCAGATATTAAATACGTATTAGAAAATGTATTAAAAAATGTATCAGTAAATGACAATAAAATCATTCTTAAATGCAATAAGTGTAACGGTAGTGGAACGTGTTGGGTTGAAGAGGATAATTATAAACATCACCACCTTAAGAAATGTGAAGTGTGTAATGGTGTGGGCACTGTTTGTATTGATGATCCAACTATTTCAATCTGCGCAATGAAATCATATGTAAATGTTTTGGAAGATGTAAAGAAGATATGCAATCTTTGGAAAATCTTAACGGAACAAGCAGTGTGGAGACAAAGACAAGCGAAGAAGAAGTGTAATATTGAAGCTTATGAAAGAGATGATTATACCCTTGAAATAAAATTCGGTGGAGAAATATATTGTTATGATACTGGTAATGAAACTTTTGATAATTTTACAAACAGTGATAAATATTTGTTTGATGGAAAAGATAAGGTTTACATTGATTATGAAAACTATGAACATTACATGACTTATATCCCACAAAATGTAAAAGATTTCGCAGATTATATAATCGGAATTAGTGAGTATGTATATGGAGGAATGTCTGATTACGCTGACACTTTGGGGTATTATTTCGAGTGGGAAGATTGTTCGTGTTATTATCTTGGGGATGCATATAAAATTGAAATGTCTTGTTACAATACTGATATAAATAATGTTGAAATTGAATACATCTTTGAATCGTGTGTTACAGTAACTGATTTGTTGAAAGAAATTCATGCGGGAAATCTTAGAGATAGATAATGGAGTGATTAAAAATGAAAAATGAAAAAGTATATTTTAGATGTAAAAAATGTAAAGGCGAAGGTAGATATATCGTAAAATGTGAAGATGATTTTCCTACATTTGTAAATTGTGAAATCTGTGGTGGATACGGTGTTGTTTGTGTTGATGATGAACGATACGAAGTGTTTAAACCAAAGACGGAAGAAGAGGTTAAGAAAGATATAGAAACTATCTGTAAACGATGGGAGTGGCTAATGGAATATGAAGCTTGGAAAATCAGGCAGCTTTTTAAGAAGTATAATGTTGACGATTATGAATGGGAGGAGTATGCTGTAACTGTTGATTATAATGGGAAACAATACGTTTATTTAGTTGAAGAAGATGAATATGATTTCCCATTCTTAAGTGTGCACGATTTTGATGATTATGATGATTACGAAAGAGAGTTAAATGATTTAAAAAATAACGTTCCAGAAGATGTTCAATCATTCATATATCATTTTGAAGTTGATATTTATGATTTTGTGGATAATGATATGAATAATCTTGCAATGAGTCTTGGTTATTATTTTGAATGGGAAGAATATGAATGTAAATATTATATTAAAGATATGTGTAAAATTTTAATGCATTGTTTTGAGACAAATAGTAATTCAGTTGAATATGATATAATTAATGCTTCGGATTTTGTGATTGATAATATTAACGAATATATTGATGAGAAGTGTTGAAATAGCATAATTATTAAATAGTTTAGAAGCTAATTATATTATATGGTGAAATAAAAATGAACAAATACTATTTTAGTGACATGCTTATTGCCGTGACTAGGTTTGGAAACTATCTTTTGGATTTTCCACTTGAACTTGATTTTGATATCAAAGTTTTAACTGAAGATATTGGTGTAAATGGAAATGAATTAAAAGATATTTATTTTAAAAACTTACCTGAAGAATATGGCATATATATGGTTGATGGATACTATTGGATGATTGAATCTAATCCATATGCTGGGGAACCGTGTGATGTGGAGATGGGATATGTTATAGAATCATGTAAAAATGTTTATGATATAAAGAAGAATGGTGAATATCCATTTGAAAATTGCTGTGGGTATTGTAAATATTTTAAAGAATCTGAAGATATTGTAAATATTGGAAAATGTATAAATAAGATTAGAGTTGAACATATAAAAAATCTTCGTGAAACTATTATGGTTGGATTTGATTGGAGAAAGTGTGAATATTATGAAGAGTCTGAGAAGAGTCCATATTATAGATATAAACGGTGAGTGAATAATATCAAAAGAAATTACTAAAAAGTATTATGTGTTTTATAATTATTATATTATGAATGTAATTTATGAGACGCATTGTAAAGTCGGTAATCAATCATGATGACTGTTGGAGTATTGATAGAACATTTCAAACTTAATTTTTGTGAAGATGATGAAGTATTTATTAAGGATTATCGGTGTAATAATAAGTGGGTTCATCTTGTTGGGGAACATATAGAATGGATAGAAATAGATCAATTTTACAATGGAGAAGATCCTATTCATCTTGAAGCTCAATGTTTTATAGGAGATAATAAAGATGTGCATGATGAATATGGCTCTTACATCGAAGATTAAAACATTCCTTTCATTTTATATATTATAATAACTAAATAATATATAATGATTAACAACCTTAAAAATATAACTGTCATTGGCATGGGTTATGTTGGCGTTCCATGTGCTCTCTCTTTTGCTAAATCTTCAGAAATAGAATCTGTTATTGGTATTCAAAGATCAGATTCACAATTGTCAAAAAATAAAATTGACAAGTTGAATAATTATGAAAATCCACTCGATAAAGATGAACCACATATTCAAACAATTCTTAATAGTTTAAAGACATGTGATAAACAATTAATAGAACCATATTATACATCTAGAAATATTTATGCACAGAAGAAATTTAAAGTTACATCAGATTGGTCAGAAACGAAAGAATCAGATGTATTTATTATCTGCATTCAAACACCAGTCTCTCGTGGAACAAAGCGGATGGAAACCAAAAACATTTTATCAATTGTAGATAATATTTTCACTCATTCAAAAGAGAAACCACTTATCATCATTGAATCAACAGTTTTTCCAACATTCACATCAAATTTCATCACGAATTATATTACATCCCACCATAATAAACATCTTGATATAGACTATTACCTCGCTCACGCTCCCGAAAGAGTAATGGTGGGAAAACTTATCGAGAACATAACCCTTCTTCCACGTATTATTGGTGGAGCATCAGATGCATCAACATTACTTACTGAAAGATTATATCAAAAATTATCGGGAGACAAATTTAGATTTATAACAATGACATCAACCGAAGCAGAGATCACAAAAACATCTGAGAATGCAATACGTGATGTGCAGATAGCGATGGCGAATGAGTTGGCTATAATTTGTGATTTACACGGTGCAGATTTTTATAAGGTGAGAGAAGGTGTGAACTCTTTAAAAGGAGAAGGTATTGCAAGAAATTTATTGCTTCCCGGTGTAGGTGTTGGTGGTCATTGTTTAACTAAAGATACTTATTTGCTTTTGAATGGAGAGGGTGTTGGGGGGTATGTTTGTAAAAATAGTGATGAATCAATGTTTTTAAAAGCTAGAGAATTTAATGATAATATGTGCGTGTTTGTTGTTGATAAGGTTGATAATATCATTTGTAAATTATATGAGAGAGATGATGGTAAATGTTTTGATAGTAATGGTGTTAAAATAGGTATTCTTGGGTATTCTTTTATAAAAAACAGTGGAGATTTTAGAGAGACACCCACACAGATGATCATTAATGAAATTTTAAATAAGTGTTATTGTATTGCTGAACGTGGAATTGCTCTGGGATGTAATAATATAATGGTGCATGATTCTTATGTTAATTTTGAAGATGCTAAGAAAAATGGTGGGTTGCAAAATAATATTAATGTGACAAGGATGATCGATGATGTTTTGAAGTTTTCTGATATTATAATTGTTGTTGTAGATCACGATGAATATTTTGGTATTGATGTTGAAAAGTTGTTAGAGAGTGGTGTTATTGGTATTGTTGATTGTAAAAACGTTATGAAAGGTTGTTGTTTTGTTAATAATAATATTATATATAAGTGTGTTGGAAATAATGTTTAATATCCGAAACTTATTTGGGAGAGCAAATAATTAATATTATAAATGGGTGATGTAAATATTCATAAATTTTCTGATTTTGATAGTGGAAATAAGAGTTTGTCTGGAGTTAAAAAACGGATTGATGATATTTTAGGAATGAATATAATCATTTTAAAATATATTATACGTCCAAGTAAGTATGAAGGTGAATATATAATATTACAATTTAAGTTTTATAATTCCGAAGATGATGATAAATATATAATAATGACGGGTTCTGGTGTATTATTGGATCAAGTTGATAGAAATAAACATGAAATTCCTTTTGTTGCAAAGATAGTTAAATACCAGAAGTATTATACTTTTGAATAAATATGTTAGTATGGTTATAGTGTGTAAAAAGTATTCTCATATCCGGTGGCAATTGGAATAATGGCGCGAAAGCAGGAGTCAGTTATCTGAATTCGAATAATGTTGCCTCGAAATCCAATCGGAATATCGGTGCGCACCTAGCTCAGGACGTTGTTTTTGGGCGGCTCTGAACAGCATTATAACCAGAGTGAAATGTTATATAGTAGCATTTTGCCAAATAATTAGCAACACCCATTAATATGTGTTAGTAATGATGTTAAAATTGTGAGAATTCATATTATATGGAAGAGCTAATGTTTTTAATAATTTTGTGAGGTATATAATGGTTAAAAAATATGGTAATTTATATTCTGATATTTGTGACATAAATAATTTAAAAACGGCTCATAATAATGCTAGAAAAGGAAAATTTAATTATTCTGGTGTTAAAATGGTTAATAAAGATGTAGATTTGTATATAAATAATATAAGTGAAATGTTGAAAAATAAGATTTATATTACGTCTGAATATACAATAAAGAAAATATATGAACCAAAGGAGAGATTTATATATAAACTTCCATATTATCCAGATAGAATTGTACACCATGCTACAATGCAGGTGTTACAACCAATATGGGATAATATCTTTATTTATGATTTGTATTCGGCAATCCCCGGAAAAGGATTGCATTCCGGCTCTAATAGATTACGGTATTTTTTAAGGGATGAATATAATACTAAATATTGTTTAAAATTTGATATAACAAAATATTATCCCAATATTAATCACGATATATTATTTGAAATAGTTAAAAGAAATATAAAATGTAAAGATACATTATGGCTTTTAAAAGAATTAATATATTCGCCGGGTGGAAATAAAAATTTACCAATTGGAAATTATTTATCACAGTATTTAAGTAATTTATATTTAAATCAATTTGATCATTGGATTAAAGAAGAAAAACATATGAAATATTATATTAGATATTGTGATGATGCAGTTATATTACACAATAATAAAAATTTTTTGAAAAAACTACTTTTGGAAATAGAAGAATATTTATTTGATAATTTAGAGTTAACATTAAATTCCAAAACACAAATATTTTCTGTTGATAAATGTAATATAGATTTTCTTGGTTATAAGCATTTTAGAAATTATACACTACTCAGAAAATCATCTGCACGAAAGTTAAAAAGAAAAATAAAACATATAGAAAACAATCGTGGATTGTACACAGATGATTATATTTTGAGTTGTATTATGTCATATAATGGTTGGATTAAACATTGTAATTCATATAATTTAAAGAAATTTTTGTTTTATAATACTGATATTTATGATATATATTTGGATGTTATAAAAAATTTGGGGGTTGGACAAAAAATATATTTTGATTGAGTGATAGAAAATCTTATATATTATAATATATAATATTGAGATTATATGTTGTGATATATAAATGAAATTGAATAAAAAACATTTAAAATTAAAATATTTGATACCTATTGTACTGATAATGGTAGCATTATTATTAGTTGCACCAGTGTCAGCAGGAGATATTGTATATAAAAATAATCCTACATCTGGAGCGACAGATAATTCTGCTTATGGTTTTACTTGGAATACATTGGATTCATCACCAACACTTCATTATGTAGATGCTGATGGAACAGATATATCCAAACCAGATTTAGATAATAGTACACTTTTTGGAAATATTTGGAGGTGCACAGTTACAGAAGCCGGTGTAGTTACATATGGTACAAACGCTCGTGGTGATGGATTAACACTTAATGGTTCTGCTGGAGATGTAATGGTACATATTCCAATTGCGTGGTATAAAACTCTTAATACGTCTGGAAATCTTACATTTTGGGTATCGCCAATTGAGCGCGCTGGATATGAAGTATTTGATGATTTTTATATGCGTGGTGGAACTCTTAAAGGAGCGATGTATTTTGGAGCGTATGACGCGTCTGGTGCATTAGATGATACTACTTTTAAATTATACTCTAAAACGGGTGTTCAACCAGTTACGGGTGGAGTCTCTTATACCGATCTTCCAAATACTGGTAGATTAACTGAAGATGATTCTGAAGATTATGCAAATAATAAAGGAACTGGTTGGGGAAATGAAAATGTTTATTCACATGGTTTGTTATCCACACTTGTAAAAATGGATCTTGGCACTCTTGATTCACAGACGGGGCTTGGTAGGGGAATTGTTGATAAAGTGGCTGGTGTGGGTTTTGCCGGAAGTAACACAGGTGATGATAATGCTGATATAAATATTGCTACCAATGGAACGGGAACTGGTGATGGCACCGATGGTTTTACACCTGTTGTCTGGAGAGGAATAGAGAATCCTTGGGGTAATGCGTGTACTTATGTTATTGGTTATAATGCTGTTGATGCAGAATATAGAATAACAAAGTATAATTATACAACTCTCAGTGCAGAAATGGCAGCAGACACATATTATAGTTCAACAGCAACTCCAATATTATTAGATGGTCATAGCAAATATACGTTGTTTGAAGACGGATTTGATTATTTATTCTTATCACGAGATACAGGAGGACTTGAGAGTACGTATATCACGGATTACTGGTACTCGCATAACACGGGGGAAACGAGTATTCTCTTCTCCGGTGGCGCTTGGTATACTGGCGCGAAGGCGGGGGTCGGTTA